GAGTTCAACTAAATCAAAAGAATTGTAACACTCACCACGTACACTTGGGTGGTAGAATTTATCCATACCCGATTCGGCTACTTGAATTGCTCTTTTGATTACCAATTGCGCTTCATCTTTTAAACGTTGTTGAGTTGCGCTTTTGTTGATTTGAATTTTCATTGCATTTAATTTTGGTTAATACCCCCACCGAAGTGGGTTGGTTTAGTATCCGAAGTCGGCTACATAGTTATCCAATTGAGTAACGACATTTGACATTACCGATGTGGTAAGCGAAATGCTATCATTCAATGATAACGTAAACTCATCCTCATCTTCATCCAATACAACTACCGCTACATGGTCATGCCCAATTTGTAACTCCAACATGATGTTTCCATCCTTGTTAAAGTCCATTGGATATGTTCCCATTGGGAAACCTAATACTTCTAATTCATTAAGGAAGTTTGCTACTTTCATAAGACATATAATTTTGGTTAAAACCAAACGCCCACGGATTAGGTGAGCGTTGGTTGGTTTCGGCTAATTTGTTCAATGTAGGCTCTACTAGAATACCCTCAAACGACCACGTTAACTTCCCCTTCAAGCCACTCACTAAAGAGTCCGCAAATGCGGTCATCAGTTAACCTTGGGGCGTGGCGCAAACTTCTCATGGCGTTGACATATTACTAGGGTTTACTACTTCTTCAACCTCAACTTTCATAGCATAACATGTGGTACACGTACCACCCATAAGAGCAACCCCCGAAGGGGTGCGTTGCATTTACCAAGAAAAAAAGAACGTGTGTCGTTCCGAAGAACTCAACAAAGGTAATGGTATGGACACCACATTTGCAAACCATGGTTGACATATACCATACCACAGTGCAAAGCTCAAAAACACTAAAATCCTGGTTTTCAACGTTTTAAGTGCCTTCAAGTTTATTTCACTTTAATAGCACATTTGAGCGTAAATACCTAGTGTGGATTACATGGTGATTCGTGTACCATATGAGACTTATAGAGCGTATCCATGGTGGGGGAATAGGTGATAGGTATTGGCTATGGGAGGTGTGTGGGGTGGATTGGTGTCACTCTCTAAAGGACTCACCACGAGTGTGGTTACCCTTGCCGAGTTGAAGTGGTTGTTGAAGTGGGGTGGTCTATCGTTGTGTGTATCATATAGATAGCCCGATCAAGGTGAAGTAAAACTTGAAATAATTGGACGTAAAAGCCTGGAAATGAGGGGGTTGGGGCGAAATATCCGTTTCGGGTTGCGTGCGCGCCCGGTGTTATTGTACTATAATCCCCCAGGTACGTAGGACTCATATTTTTTTTACCCCCTAAAACACGTACTATCATTGGGATGCGGGTGTTTAGTTAAAGTGATACTTTAAGTGGGGGGTGTGAGATCCTGGAGGGTAGTGTGAGCGGTACTAAAATGATAGCTTAGAATTGAACACAATGCGCCCGTATTCAATACTGCTTGATGTTGAGTGTGTAAGTGTGGGTGTGTAGTTATGATGTCTACTTACTGTGTATGCAAGAGATGTTTTCTTCAAAGCGAAGTTACAACATTTTTATGAGAATGTCAATAGTAAAGTGATGGTTTAAGTGTCTCGTTGTAGTGTCTTGATAATCAGTATATTTGCATTATATGAAGGCACGCAAGAGTACATCACAGTTTTACAAGGACAACCCTGAATCAGCGGAAAAGCGCAGGAAGTACCAGCGCAAGTTGAATAAGCGTGCGGATAAGAAGAAGTACCGTGCCGAGCTTGTTAAGAAGCGTAGGGATGCGGGTCGTTATGGCAATGGTGATGGAATGGACTACGACCATACGGAGAAGAAGTTTATTACTGCTAAGAAAAATAGAAGCAAGAAATGAAAGCACTAAAGAAAGTTCCTGGAGACAAGAAAGGATTGAGTAAGCTACCGACAGCAGTACGCAATAAGATGGGGTACATGAAAGGTGGTGGTAAGGTTTTTAAGCCTCACAACATGTACAAGGATGGTAAAACGGTAATGGCTAAGACGATGGAAGATCACTTACGCCTCAAGAAACAAGGATACAGTCATAAAAAATAAATAATGAAAGCAAAGAAGAAACCATCAGCTAGTAAGCAACACTTTAAAAAGGGTGCTGAAATTAATAAGCAAGAGCGTAAAGACGTTAGAGAAGCCAAAAGAACGGCTAAAATGAATAGGTCTAATCGCGCAGGTGATGCAAGAACCCCATCTGTTGTTTACAAAAAAACAAAAGCTGATTTTGGGGACACATACTCTTATAAGGAGTATGAAGAGGGAGACATGAAAAAAGGTTTCAAAGCTCACGATTCTAAAGAGATGAAGTACACTCTTAAAGAAAGACTCGCTAATCGCAAGAATTTCAAGGAGGAAAAGAAAAAGCTTGTAAGCAAAGCTAAAAAGAAAGCAAGTAAAAGGCGTGCATCTAACGATGCTGAATACGCTAAGAAAACTGGACGTAGCTTACGTTAAGTCTCTAGCATTTTATGGAATTGCTGAATGAGCAATCGGGCTTTCTGCGTTAATGCGTAGCGAACTCGGTAGCTCATTTTTGTTTCCTCATAAAATAACTGTTGATCGGGGGTCATTTTACTAGGTGAGAGCCTATCAAAGTGCTTATACACCAAATCCTTGTGCATAGCGGGGTATATAAACCGCTCTTTTAGCTTAATACTACTGCGATTCATCTTTTTAGCGACATAATCAGCGGTCCAGAACTCCAAATCCACGCAAAAAAGCATAATCATCATAAAAGTGTAGTTTAAATCATGTTCCTTCTTCATGTATTTGAGTGCAAAGTCTAAGTTTTTAAGCTTAACGAACTCCTGATTGTATTCATAGGAGCGGAGTCTAGCGAATTCTCGCATCTTCTTCTTCTTACTCCTCTTTGACTTCATTAAATTCCCTATTTTTGATAAAAATACTAATTAAGATGACCAACATAGACCTTTTTCTACAAGAGTTTACCGATAAAGCCAAGGAAATACAGGAATTATTGGATAAATATGGTCTTGAAGAAGAAATTACTATGGCTATTGGAGCTTCACACACCGATTGGGACTTAGAAGAGCCAAGAGTACAAATCGCATTCACTTCTAACGCTCCAAATTTGGATGATTTTGATGAGTTGTTAGCTTTTATACAGCAAGCAACGGAAGCGGAGAACAGTCCAAAAGAAGGAACGATAGATTGGTGGATTGATAAGTTTGGTGACGATACACTAAATTAAAATGAATCTAATTCGTAAGATTGTAATCGGGCAAAACCCGAAAGACGCTATGGCGTACTATGTTGGTATGCGTGTAGGGGAAAATAAAATAGTAGTAATTGAATTTAATGAAAGAGGGTACTACAAAACTGGTGAGCGCACCTACAAAATCTACATAGAGCATCCCAAGGATGGAACTATGTTTTGGAAGGAAGTTGCGAATATGCCGTGTATAGTAGAGTACGACCTCAATTTTTAGTATGAGAGCATTAGGTATGTTTGTTGTCCGACTTCCAAAGAAGTTCAAGGACACGATTTCTATTGCGGGGCAAGAGCTTTACCTCGCTTCAAAGTTTGATGAATTTGGTAACCGCATTAACTATGCGGAGATTGTATCCACTCCTGCGCGCCACGATGTGGATGCGAAGCCTGGTGATATACTTTACTTTCACCATCACGTATGTGTGGAGAAGAGTTTACACCTAGAGGATGATTTGTATCTCGTTCGTTACGATCCGAATGGTGGATATGGTTCTCATGCCTATGCATATGAGACACCCGATGGTGAAATCCATATGTTATCGGATTGGGTTTTTGTAGAACAGCCTCAAAAGGTTACTGAGAAGATAGTAGAGGGTATCATCATCTTAGAAGAAGATAAGGATGCTGACCACGGATTCATTAGATATGCAAATACCGACTTAAATTATCTAGGCGCAAGCGTTGGAGATAAGGTCTATTTCTCTAAACACTCGGACTACGCTATGGAAGTGAAGGGTGAGACGCTTTGGAGAATGAAGAACGATGACTTATTATACGTGCGTAATGGGTAGAAAGAAGTTTACATCGCTAGATGCTGCACAACGTTTGATGGGAGCTATGGAGATAGCAATCAACAATATGATTGAAGAGGTAAAGAAACCTGTTGACCCTGAGCTTAATGGTTCGGGTCGGAAGGCGGAACTACAGTCTATAAAGCAAACTGCAACAGATGCACGCGAACTTCTACAAGAGAGGCAGAGGTTGGAAGATATGATACGCTCCCTAAAGGATAGCGGTGGTATGTCAGAAGAGAACGACTTCTCAGGAGGATTTGCGGAAAGGTTTAGTAAGTAATGGCAGGACTAGTAGACATAGAGGAATATGAAGACCCCGTAGTAAATGTTTGTTCAAACGATACGAGTGGCGAGGTTATTGATATTTCTGGTCTTTGCATTCAACTTCCCGAAGTCCCCGAAGATAAAGAGATACTGTTTTATGACTTACCTAAGAAGGAGCAGTATTGGCGTAGGACTCCAATGCCTAAAGACTTACTTACCATTCGTTCTATGGATGAATGGGCGGAAAGTCCAAGAGAGTTTAGAGCTAAGTACACCCCATATATTCAAAAAGAATTTACACGTAGACGTGAGGGGGTATGGTTTTATAATGATGGGAAGCCTACTTACCTAACGGGTCGCCACTACATGATGCTTCAATGGAGCAAAATTGATATAGGTTACCCATCTTTTTTAGATTTTCAGCGTAAGCTATTTACTCACTTCCTCGCATGTGAGGTTGACCCCCGATCACTAGGTCAGATATACACTAAGTGTAGACGTTCGGGGTATACCAATATGAGCGCATGTATTGAGGTTGATGAAGGTACTCAAGTGAAAGAGAAGCTCCTAGGCATTATGTCTAAGACGGGTAAGGATGCTCAAGAGAATATATTCATGAAGAAGGTTGTGCCTATCTTCAAGAGCTATCCATTCTTTTTTAAACCTATACAAGACGGTACAACAAATCCTCGCATGGAGCTTGCATTCCGTGAGCCTTCAAAGCGTATTACCAAGAACAACAAGACTTCGCATAAGGGTGAAGCATTAGATACCATCGTCAACTGGAAGAATACTACTGCTAACGCATACGATGGAGAGAAGCTACACATGTTGTATCTTGACGAGGCAGGAAAGTGGGAGCGACCATTAGATATTCAAGATGTATGGCGTATACATAGAACATGTTTAATAGTAGGTCGTAGAGTGATTGGAAAGGCATTGGTCGGTTCAACAGTAAACCCGCTAGACCGTGGTGGCGCACAGTTTAAAAAGTTGTACTACAACTCAGACCCTTATGAAAGGAACTCCAACGGAAGAACAAAAAGCGGTCTATATAAAATATTTATACCTGCATATGACGCGCTTGAGGGATTCTTTGATAAACACGGAAACCCTGTTGTTGACGACCCGAAAGAACCCGTGGAAGGATTGGACGGAGAAGTTATAGATATAGGCGCAAAGACTTACCTCAACAATGAGCGTAACGCATTGATGGGCGACCCCTATGAACTTAATGAGGTTATCCGTCAGTTTCCATTTTCAGAAGACGAAGCATTCCGCGACTCTACCAAATCCTCTCACTTCAATATCGGTAAGATATACGAACAAATAACACATAACGAAGAGGTCTATCCTTCACCCGTGATACGTGGTAATTTTATGTGGAGGGATGGAGTCCAAGACAGCGAGGTTGTATGGTCACCCGATAAGAACGGAAAATGGCGTGTTTCATGGTTACCCCCTGAAGGAACAAGAAACAGTAAAGTGTCAAAACATGGTAAGTATCATCCAGGAAATCCACTTATAGGAGTGGGGGGAGTGGATAGCTATGACCTTGATAAGACTGTAGACGGAAGGGGTTCTAAGGGTGCGTGTCATTTCTACAATAAGTTCAATATGCAACACCCATCAAATATATTTGTAGCGGAGTATGCCGAGCGCCCACCCCTTGCTAGAATATTCTATGAAGATATATTAATGGCATCAGTATTCTATGGATATCCATTATTAATAGAAAATAACAAGTATGGTATTGTACGTTATTTTGAAGCTCGTGGATACGATGAATATGTCATGAACCGCCCTGAACACTTGACTCCACCAGGATCAGCACATAATTCTAAGACAAAAGGTATACCCTCAAACTCTAAAGATGTTATACAAGCTCACGCTCAAGCGATTGAGGCTTATGTACATGAACATGTAGGATTAAACAATGATACAGGTAGCTATGGAAGGATGTATTTTAACCGAACATTAGAAGATTGGATTGGCTTTAATATTGATGACCGTACAAAGTTTGATATGACTATATCAGCAGGACTTGCTTTACTAGCGTCTCAGAAGGCTATTAAAGAAGTAAAGAAGAGTGACCTAAGCGATAAAGTATTTTTTAGGAGATTCAAGCCTAGAGAGTTCTAAATAATTAGCTACCAGGTATTTAGTATATTTGCATAAAAGTGGGTTTACCAATATACTGAATATGTCAAGTAAAAAGAACTACGGAAGCTTTCCAAACCCGTTAGCGTCATTTGTTGAAAAGTCAGCCAAGTCTTACGGACTCAAGTACGCTCGTGCTATCGTAAGTCAATGGGGTTCTTCAAATGAATCTAACTCTCTATATGGTCGCAGAATGAAAGAATTCAACACCAATAGAGATTATGCGAATGGAACTCAAGATACATCTAAATATAAGCAAGTACTTAATTCATTAGACCCAAACAATGGGGATGGTACACTGCTAAACATTGATTGGTCTCCAGTACCTATCATTCCTAAGTTCGTAAAGATTGTAGTCAATAAGATTCTATCACGTGAGCCATATCCAAACCTAGAAGCAGTAGACCCACTATCGCTAACAGAAAAGGAACGCAAGAAAGCTGAGGTTCAAGCGGGAATTGAAAATCGTGAGTTCTTCAATAAAATGAAGGAAGCGGGATTAAACCCAGGCATTGAGGTGGATAAACTACCCGATAGCCCCGAAGAAGCTGAGATATTTCTTGACACTAATATTAAAGTCGCATCTGAGATTGCAGCGCAAATAGCTACAAACCTAACCCTACAGTGGAATGACTTCCCAGAGAAGACATATCGTAGAGCTGTAGAAGATTTAGTGAGCGTAGGTATGGCTGTAGTTAAGCGTGATAATGACCCTAACTATGGTTTAGCAACTAAGTATGTTGATCCTGAATATTTTATCCATTCTCAAACCGAGGATGCTACAATGTCTGACTTAAAATATGCGGGGCATATACAGAGAATGACTATTGAGGAACTCAAGCGTATTTCACGTAATGAGTTTGAAGAAGAGGAATACGAAGAGATGGCTCGTCAAGTAAAGACTAGATATTCCAACGACCCTACTAAATTAGGCAATAGCTACTACGACCAAAGTATGAGCAAAACTGTATTCGGATATGATGAATACATTATTGAGGTATTGGACTTTGAGTTCATGTCTACAGACTGCTTATACTTTGAGGAAAAGGAATCACGTTTCGGAAATGTTGGTTTCTACTACAAAGGACAAAACGAAGTACACGTTCCTTCGGGTAGTGTGTTTGAGCGTAAAGCTCATAAAATGGAGCATGCTACAGTTTATGGTGGTAAGCACATTATAGGAACAAAACACATATTCAGCTACGGATTGCAAAAGAACCTTCCTCGTAACATGCACGACATATCAAGAACACGTATGTCATATAGTGTTATAGCTACTAACTTACGCAAAATGATGCCTAAGAGTATGGTGTCTAGTGTAAAGCAGTATGCGGATATGATGCAACTAGCTCACTTGAAACTTCAGCAATCTATTGCTAAAGCAAAACCCGATGGTCTTATTATTGACATTGAAGGTCTTGAGAATGTACAGCTAGGAAGAGGCGGGGAACTCCAACCCTTAGAACTTCAAGACATCTATGAGCAAACGGGTGTATTCTATTACCGCTCAAAGAACCCAGAAGGTGGATTCCAAAACCCACCTGTTCGTGAGATAGGTAACGCTATACGTAACATCCAAGAACTCATTGGACTATACAATCAATACCTTAATATGATTCGTGACACTACGGGTCTTAATGAGGTTGTTGATGGATCAACTCCTAAAGGTGACTCGCTCGTTGGCGTTAGACAACAAGCTATATCAGCTTCTAACAACGCCATATACGACATCACCTACGCATCACAAGTACTATACAAAAGAGTTTGTGAAGACATTGTAAAGTGTCTACAAGTACTTCCCCCTGAGTCTATTCTATATAGAGTCTATGAGAAAGCAGTAGGTGAAACAAACATGAGTATACTGTCTTCATTCAAGGACTTACCTATGTATAACTTTGGGGTTCGTGTTGTAACAAAAATGAATGATGAAGATAGAATGTATCTAGAGCAAAACATTCAGCAGTCAATTGCTCAAGGTGAGTTAGACCTTGAAGATGCAATGGCTATACGTAGGTTAAAAGATGTAGATCAAGCGGAGCGATTGTTAGTTGTTAGACGCAAAAAGCGTATTAAGCAACGTCAGCAAATGGCTCAACAAAATTCTCATATGCAAGCTCAAGCTAACCAACAGACCGCGCAAGTCACGGCTCAGTTGGAAGCTCAGAAGATGCAAATGGAGGCTCAATTAGATGCACAGAAGGCTCAGATAGAAGCTCAAGTAAAAGCTCAACTTCTAGAAGTAGAGTATGGGTATAAGATGGAGCTTGAGAAAATAAAGTCTCAAACTCGTGATTCTAATCTTGAGCGTCAATATGGGTTTCAACAAAGCGCCGAAGACAAAAGAGAAAAAGCAAAAGATAGTCGCATAAAAAAGCAAGCGGTTGAACAGTCAAAATTGGTTTCTCAGCGTCAAGGAAAAAGAGGAGAGTTAACGGAAGAACAAAGCGAAGACCTACTATCGCAACTATTTAATAACCAGTAAATTAGTACCTTTGTAATATGGCAACCAGCGTAAACTTAGACATAGCATCAAGAGTAGATATAACCTGTAGAAAGGGCGATACATTTACCTTAGAGCTAACTTTTAAAGATGAAGACGGAGAAGTTATTGACCTATCAACTGGATATGACTGGGTGATGCAGGTTCGTGAGTCTGATACTTCAACAACATTTGCTCTTAGCGGTGACTCGGATGATGATGTTGATAACGATTTTGGTTTTGTAAGTGATGCAAATGGTGTTCTAACGATCAGTTCTCCAGCTTCAATTATGGCAACTATAGATGGCGGAATCTACGTTTACGATTTATAGTCCGTCCAAGGTTCAACTATTGTGACCTGGATGTATGGAATGTTTAAAGTAAACGAAGACGTAAGTGAGTAATAGTATACAAATACAAAGCGGTGCTACTACTAGCATATCTGTAAAACAGACAGGGTACAACAAATCAACTGTTGTAAATCAACCTGTTAAAAATACCATTGACATTTCGGGTCTTAAGGGTGGTGGTGACCTCAGCTATGTACACAATCAGACCACAGCTTCCAGTACTTGGAGCGTAACTCATAGTTTAATTAAAAAACCAGCTGTAATACTACTAGACGATGACGGTTATGAGATAGAGGCTGATATTCAGCACATTTCTGATAACTCAGTAATAATAACATTTAGCGAAGCTATAACAGGCACTGCTCACTTCAACTAAAAAGCAAATGGCAAAGAAGTTCTATACCGATATAAACCTTCTAAAAAACGAGCTACAGAATGCTGCTATACAGAATTTAGCAGAAGCTCCTGAAAGCCCAGTTGAAGGTCAGATATACTACGATACTGTAGATGATGAGATAAAGTACTGGAACGGCACTAACTGGGTTACAGTGGGTACTACTGGTAGTGAAGAAGGTGAGGGTATTACGATTACTGCTGATAACACCGACCCCGACTTTGGAGATATTGAGATCTCCATTAGAAATGCAGAAAACCTTACTGACGATACTGTAAGTAAGTGGGACGATACTAATGAGCAGTTTGTAGACAGCGTTATTACTAATGACGGCACTAACGTAGGTATTAATAACACTACACCTTCTGTTGCGCTTGATGTTACAGGAGACACTGTGTTTTCAGGTGATTCAACATTCTTAGGTGGAGATTATATTGTAAAGCAACTTCCATC